TGGTCTGGCATCGATTTGCCTATACTTTTTCGGCACGCGAGATCCAAAACACACACAATGTCCCCGAAGGATGGCATCCTTACAATGAGTTGCGAATTTTATCGCAGTACCGATGTTTGAATTCTTCTTTGATGTGAACAATTCTACTATATTCTTCTGGGTCCACCAGTGCCTTCAACTGACGTGAAATGTTTGCATTTTCATCAATTTTAAAACAATAGTGTTCGCGCATGGCTTGGCACACTGGCCAGGTGGTCTTGCGCAAAAGTTGAACTTCCTGTTCGAGGTCACAAAGTCGCGGGAGAATGATTTCACGCAAGAGTTTCTGAACGTCCCTTACGTGGAATTCTTCGAAGTCCATTTCTAATCTATTATAACAAATTATTCTTTAACAAACGTTGTGGGCATCATATTCAAGATCGTCGCTACGTCGTCGCGAGTCCCCTCTCCATAAATGAGAGCCATTCCCAATTCGGTTCGATCGGCGTCTGGGTAGATCTCGTCAACCATTTCCTTAATGTATTCAAAAAAAGAACACTGGTAGTCAGTAAGTTCCTTATTCTCACCCCAACGCTGATAGTCGAGCCACGTTCTAAATTCATCTGGTTCGACCATGAGGTAGTGTCCGAATAGGTATCCGGGGTTGAGTTCTTCTTCCGTTGGACGAGACCAGGTCTGTTGTGGTCTGGTTCGTCCAAGGTGATATTTTGCCCATATTTGGCATACGAGTATTGCCCATAAGCGCTTGAACTCATCATTCATTACTAAGATTGAAGTCTCATGAAATCTTTAACATATTCCACATACCCCATTTTTGAGATCTTTTTCATATGGGACATCACCCACGCCATGGAACTTCCCGAATGTAGATCCAGTAGTTTCATGTGACTAAGAAGAGGTTTGGCGGTATCCGTGTACTGAAACCCCGTCTTGTCGCCGTGTGCAATCAGGGCGTCCCACAAATTGGCCTTGAACATTGCCTGATAGACATCTAACAATAGGGCGCGTGAATATTTGTCTGTGATATGGTCGAAACTCATTTCTGATTGGTTAACTAACCATTTCTTTAAGCGGCATCGACTGGAGCGTCCGGATCGGGATATCCGTGAGACAATTTGAACTTGGCGTAGAGAAGTTCATAAAGATTTCCAGTAGGCACCTCGTCATACTCGATTAAAGTATTCCACGATCCAAGGGACGCCTTTCCATCCTTCCTCGCTTGTTCGTCCAACCAATAGTTGAATCTGCACGAGAGTGTGTACCTGTAGATGGGTTCACCAATGTTTTCCGGTTCAGGATTTTCAAGGGTTGCAGAAACGGTCCCCACCTGCCTTTTTGAGATAGTGGGCGTGTTCAAACCAGTAGAAGCCCATGTGGCCTTCAAAGTCATACCGTAATCCCTAAAATCAAAATTGCGATCCACAGTAACACCCATTTATTATAATGGCATAATTTAAATGGTTTATATTGGCATAATAATTGCCGTGGGGTTTTTAGCATTCTATGGTTATTTCATCTATGTAGTGATTCGCGACACGTGCATATTTAACAAAGTTGGAACGTTATAATCATTATCTAGGGTTCAAAAACTCCCTAACAAATGAGTATATTAACTTAGTTGCTGAAGGCGAGGCCACCCATGCCGCTCTGGATCCGGAGCACGTTGTAGTTCACGGCGAACATGTGCATGTTGGTGGTGCGATTGGTGTCGGCCTTCTGCACAACCTCGACCTGCGCGTTATCAATGCGCGAGAAGTTGCAGGTACCGGTGGGCTGGTGCTCCTCGGGCTTGAGCGCGAAGGAGTAAGAGTAGATACCCGGGTACGGGTTACCGCTGTGGTGGTAGAAGGGCTGCACCTGGTTGAAGTACTTACCGGTCTGCTCCTTGAACCGGTCCTGACCGTTGAGGATCAGCTTGAAGGTCGACAGAGGACCGACAGAGGTGATGGCACCCACGGCACCATCCTCAATCCACACGTTGGAGTTGACACCGTCCTGGAGAATCATAGGGGCGCCACACACATTAGGGGAGACATAGCAGTTGGCACCGGCGGCAGACACGGGGAGGGTGGAAACCTCAGTAAAACCGACGTTGGAAGTGGTATCCCACATATCCTCATCGGTGGCGGTGGTCCCGGTCCCGGAGAAGCACCAGACAAGCTCCTTGACGGGGTGGTTGTAGGACAGGCGCACCTGCTTGGTCCCGGCGGCGGTCACGGTGTCCACACCAGTGTGCTGCACCTGCTCGATCAGGTACTCGTGACCCTTCTGGGCGAACCGGCGGCGCTCCTCGGTATCCAGGTACACGTAGTTACCCCACACCTTAAGGCCGGAGGTGGTCAGGTAGGTCGTGAACAAACTGCTCAGCGTAATGTCCAGTCGCACTTCATGGTACTGGAGCGCGATGAGAGGGAGGTAAAGCCCTGGGTTGCGGTTGAAGAAGAAGATCAGGGGCAGGTACACCTTGCCGCTGCCAAGAGACGCCGAGGTCATCTTACCGTACTGCACGCGCTTCGCCTCATCGAGGTAAAGCTCTGAGTACAGGCGCCACCATTTCTGGTAGTGCTTGTCGATGCGCTGACCACCGATGGTCAGCTCGATATCGGCAATGGCACGCTCGGCAAGCCACTCGGCAGACGCTGTTCCAGGCGCTGAGAGATAATCGCTAACATTCGAGACCATCTCCATGTACATCTCACCGATGAGATCACCGTTGCGGGCAACCGTCACGGACAGACGGGCGTTGTTACCCGCCGAACCGTTCACGACCTGCTCGATCGTCTCCATCGCGAAGTTAGTGTGGCGCTTGTACACCGCCTGGAAGAAAGTCACCTTAGGGCTTCCAGTCAAGTATACATCCTGCGCTCCATATGCGACCAATTGCATAAGTCCTCCCGCCATAGTTTGCTTTAGTAATAATAGGCAAGAAAATTTTTTCAACCGCCTGATGCACGCGCCCTTTTAAGAAAGAAAAAATATGGGTAATCAAAAATGACCGACAGCGAGCGCGAGGAATCCGATATGTCCGAGACCGAGGTGTCCGAGACCGAGATGCCAGACTTCTCCCAGTTTCTCGAGGATGAAGATGAGACCGAGGATGTTGACCTGGGGGCTATCCTGGTGAATGCCCTGGAGACCGTCGACGGCGACACCGTGTGTAGCACTCTGGTGGGGATCCGTCAGCAACTTGAAATTCACAACAAGATCATGGTGAAAATTCTCAAGTCCCTTGGGGATTTAAAAAAATGAGTCCTTAGTTATATAGTTAAGATGACAGATACAAGGGAGACCGTTCTTCGAATGGTCAACCACGTTCAGGACAAAAAGATCGAAGATCTTGCGGCTCACATCACAGACATCAAACAAGGTCTAGATGACCTTAGAGGTGGTGATCTGAGAAGTCTTACAAAGTACATTTTTAGTATCGAAGTCAATGACAATGGATTTCTGGATGACGTCGGTAACGACTTTCATAAAAAGGTTCTTGGTACCTACACTCAGCACATGATTGGTATGAGTGCCGTAGAGTCGCGGTTTCATACAGATGCCAAGGACATGGCCGATGAAGCAAGCATGGACATCCGAATCATCAGGAACACGATCGACAAGGTCTACAAGTACGTATGTCAGCTGCATGCACTGCAGGAAACACTGATGCAACCTATGCTTGCCGACGGAGAGACGAGCAGGACCATAGAGAATTCAGAGGATCTAAATCCTTATCAGGTGATCATATTGAATCTTCTGGATGAACTGGAACGCCAAAAACTTCGCAAGTCCAAGGACATGATCTGCGAAGAGGTGATCACGGAAAAGGGGTATCGCACCATGGCTTGGAAACCGATCTGCACGATCAAGGAAAAGATCCATCATCTAAGTGAAAAGAATTCTTCGCCTGAGCGCTGGAAACTCATCACCAAGAAAGCCACGATGCCCAAGGATGTTGCGATTCACCTGGAGGAATGCAATGATGTACAGTTGCCTGAGTTGAAGAAGAACCGCCACGCCTGGTCATTTCGAAATGGAGTGTTCGTTGGGGATCTTGAAGGGAACAAGTTTTACTATTACGGCACTAACGAGTTTTCTAAACTTGACAGACATATGGTGACATCGAAGTACTTTGATCAAGACTTTGATGACCATACGAACGCCGATAGTTGGAAAGAGATCCCAACACCTTTTTTGGATTCGATTATGGACTATCAGGGGTGGAACGAGGACGTGAAGCGATGGATGTACATTATGCTTGGTCGCCTGACCTTTACTCTGAACGAAGCAGATAGCTGGCAGGTCATTCCGTTTTGCAAGGGTATCGCCCAAAGTGGCAAGTCTACGTTGTTAAACTACGTCACCAAGTTGTTCTATGAAGCTTCTGACATCTCTGTGATGGCCAACAACATTGAAGAGAAGTTTGGACTTTCTTCCATATACCAGGCTAACCTATTCATAGGTCCAGAGATCAAACATGATTTCCGGATCGATCAGGCTGAGTTCCAGAGTTTGGTTTCGGGAGAAGAGATTCAGATTGCCAGAAAGAACAAGAATGCCGTGACCATTCAATGGGATGTCCCTGGAATTTTGGCAGGTAACGAAACTCCTGGGTTTTCAGACAACAGTGGCTCCATCCTTCGTCGTCTGCTGCTCTTCAAGTTCGGTCGTCAGGTGTCTGATGGAGATGCCAGGCTCGGCGAGAAGTTGGCCGGTGAGATTGGATCGATCTTGCAGAAGTGCATCTGGGCTTACACCGAGGCAGTTCGCGAATATGGTGACAAACTCATTTGGAAAGTGGTGCCCAAACAGTTTCTGGTCTGGCGCGAGGAGATCGAGGGTCAGTTGCACTCATTGGTCGGCTTCATGAAGACCACTCAGTTGAAGTACGGAGAGGATAAGCAGATGCCCCTTCACTGGTTCAGGCACAAGTATCGTGAGTACTGTTCAAGTATGGGTACGCGACCGCGTCAGTGGAAGACGGAACTCTACGAGGGTCCATTCAGTCAATGGAAACTCAGGATTGGCATCGGTACCATGGAATGGATGGGAGCGGTCAAGAAAGATCAGGAGATCGTTTATGGTGTCACAATGACCCAAGATGATGATTAAGAAAAAACATTGACCTTTAGTAAGAACGGCTTATGTCATCTAACCGTTACGTTAACGTTACTCCGCGGACTCCGGGATCCAATCTCGGTCTGCCGAGTAATCGCATCTTGCTCACCAATCCAGAGACGGGCAACATTGTCCAGAGGATTGTGGCACCCCGCGACGAGAAGTGGGTCTTCAACACGAAGACCAAGCGCTTCAACCTTATTCCCAAGAACAAGAATGCGCCAAAGAAACCCGTAAGAAGGAACGTGCGCATCGAGGACATCGGGTTAATGAACATCAATTTGAGTGCGGTGAACAGAGTTTTCCCTGAGCCCAAGAATACAGACGTCAAGTTCTCACCGCTGCGCCCATCGCTGTTCGGACTCAAAGTAAGCTTTCAGAAGGAACTGAGTTTGCGACAATTTTCAGATCTTGCCTATGAATTTGCAAAGAAACCGTTTCCCAAGGGAGTGACTCGCGTCGTGATTCGAGGTGACCGCTTCCGCCCCTTGGTGGACATCAAGACCAAGGAACAACAGAACCGCCTCAATAAGAATCTTTTCAAGATCGTTCGGCGCATCGATGTCAACCTTGGAGACTATAACATTCAGATCTTCCGCACGGGCATGCTCATGAATGGTGGCTATGAAAAGAATCCGATCGAAGTTCCTCTGAATAATTTGGACGGAAGGAAGATTTTCGGCAAGGCACTGGACACTATGGAGGACTTTATGAAAAAGTTTGTACCCACCGAGAAGCGCGTACTTGAAGATTTCACAATCACCAATTTCAATGCCGATTTTTTCGTCAACCAGATCATCGTGGATCCTTTCGTTGCCACCGCCAATGGAAATGAGATCTATAAGTCACTCAAAAAGATAGTCAAGAACTCAAAAAATATTCCCAACAGTGTGACTCAGTTCATTCCCGATTTCGAATACGAGTACGGGAACAAGAACAATAACTTCATGAAGGAATTGAAAGAAATGGGAGGAAAAGTTCCCAAATTTCCTGATAACATCTACTTGAAGTTCCCTGAGCAAAAGGGCAAGGACAAGAAGCGTGGTGGTTCCTATGTGGCATGGAAGAAGGGCTACATCCGCCTTCAGGGTGCCGACAGTCTCACCAAGCTCCTGCTCATGATTCGCACCATTCAGAACTGGTATGCCATCATGAAGAAGGATAATCCTAATGTCCTGGTCACCACCAACATTGCCGGCGCCAAGGTCAAGAAAGCCAAAAAGATCGTGGCTGCCAAGGAGAACATCGAGAAGGTGGGACGCGTCCGACTCAACGTATACAAGGGCAAAGACGGAACCAACAAACTCAAGTTGAATGACATTCGTTGCGAAGATACCACCAAGAAGGGCTACACCACAAAACAACTTAGAGTGATCGCAGCGAGACGTGGCATTCCCGGCGCAGACAAGTTGAAGCGCGAAGTTCTGTGCGAGAAACTTTTGGCCATGGCCAAGGCAAACAAGAATCGCGCACAGGCTCGTGAGCAGGCAAAGGCACGTCGACTCATTCGTCCGGCGGTTCGTCGGATTGCCGAAAAGAAGCGGTCCGAGCAGGCGGCACTGGAAGCCGAGTTTGAAGCCGAGGTGGCTGCCGAATTCAACGACAACATCAGTTCAGTTGAATCAAATCTCGGACTGCGTCAGACACCTTCGCCCATGCCGACCCCGACCCCAACGCCCAGACCGAGGACGCCAACGTCCAACTCGTCTCCGATTGAACCCCAGATGATGAACGAAAATTGGTTCGAGAGGATGGAATCAAATATGGAATGTGTGGAACAACTAAAGACTAGAGGATATGATGTTCGTCCTCCACAAACCGCGCAACAAAAGGGTGAGGCTTTGTTAAACAATATGATTGGAAGTCCAAACTTGAACCGTGAAACTTACCAAAAATATAAGAACACACACAAGAACAAGGAGTGGTACATGTGGAATGTGAGCAAGGCACGAACCAACTACATGAACTCGCGCAGGGAGTTTGGCATCAACGCCGAACCCACCAAGAGAGCCTATGCCCAGTTCCGCGCCCTCAAGAATCTCGAAAATGAATATCTCGGTAGATAGTAAATGGACCCTCAGGCGGTTTACAACGGATTCGCTTCGATGTTCCGAAACATGCTAATTTCTATGACAGCCTCGATTGCACTTATCGGGTTCTCAGAGAAGTTTGAACTCATGGCACCGGTGGTGCGAATGATTGGGTTCACGGGAATGATGATCGCGGCGTTCATAGGGTTCAAGACCTACCGCGATTTCTTGGACTATATTGATTCTATCGAGAGTGAAGTTCCTATGGCAAAGCGGTGGCGCTCGTGGGCTTACACCTCGTTGTTCTACTCGGTGCTCATCTTCACCCTCGCTGCAATTTATCTTTTCAGGAAAGTAATAATTTTTTAACTTCAGGACCTTCGGCACCAGGTTTATTTGGAAAATTGATCACATACCCCTCGATGGCTTTGACACGTTCCATGTAGTGCATGGTTTGAATGACGTGTTCAGGTTTGATGGACGGGCATGCCTTCAATTCAATCACCCACTTGCCGTCAATGATGATGTCGGCACGAATGACACCCACGATGTTCTTTTTGTAGTAGACCGGAATGTTGACTTCGTGACTGTATGGCATCTGTTTTTCATCCAGTTCCACCATGAATGCTCGTTGATAGACATTTTCCAGATGACAAGGTCCAAGTTCATTAAAAATATTCTTGGCAATGTTTTTCAAAAACTTTTCCATTAAAGAAAAAGCGCACCTTATCATTAAATGCGTGTTACATTGAGACCGCCCGTTGCTTTCAGACCCAAACGAATTCCACCAAGATCAGATTTATTTAGTGCGACCACATCAGCCGTTACTGCAGGTGTGACTATCTACTGCACTCTCAATTGGTGGCACTACAGGAAAATTCGCAAGGAACTTGAAAAGCGTCTAGATGATGACATTAAAGAAAAGAATCGTGATAAATAATAGTATGAGCTATGCACTCGGTGGTATATTATTGGGTCCATTTTATAAAGGACGTAGTTCGATTCAGGCAAAAAGTACGGTCAACGATGCCATAAGATACACGTGGGTGGTTGGAAAGATACCAAATATTAATCACGTCATCAGCACGATTCCTGAAGGTGTAAGGTATTCCATTCAAGATCACCGTCCAACTGTCATTCCTTATGACGGCGTCCACGTTACATTGAACTATCTGATCGAAGTCCAGATCCACACTCCCGAGAGTTTGGCCGTGAGACAAAATGAGATTCATCATAGGATATATAGAATGAAACGATACAACGATCACATCTCTATGAAATATGACGCGGTGATGGAGAATAGACAGTGGAAGATTCTAGAAGAATGTTACAAACTTCCAGCGCCTATGAGTTTGGCTCTCCCCATTGAGGGAAATGTAAATACTATGTGGGAAGATCTGCTAGATTCCATTGCCATCAAGTATAACCTTGAACTTCAAGAAGTTTAACCAGGACCCGGATTTCTTCCTCGAGGTCATCACTTATACGTTTACCGTCCTTTTCCACGCGAAACGTATCGAGTGCAAACCCATTTTGTGTGGTGATACTTGCCGAAATCACATTGACCCCCAGTGACACAAATATCATACTTAGGTCGCTCATGAGATTTGGGTAGTCGCGAAGTTTCACCCATACCCTAGTCTCCTTATCCCTGTAATGACTGAAGTAAACATCAGATCCTTCATTCATGTCCACCGAACATGAATCAAAATCAAATTCATCTTCGACCATGGTTTGAACCCTTGAACACAACGACGTACTGATAGGTTTACCCGAGTAGGTGAGCATCGTGTACTCTAGATCCTTTTCATTATCCATGTTCCTCCACGCGTTAATCTGAAGACCCCTTAGTTTGTGACCGAATCCAACTTCCTTTGTAAAGGGTTTATTGCATCCAGGGATGATGAGTCGTGTCTTGTTTCCGTCACTGATGATTCTATAGGGTTGACCGCACTGCACAAGCATCTTTCTTAAAGAATTAATAATATCTTTAATTAGTAGATGAAACAACCAATACACAGGATACAGAAATTGGGAACATTTGGTGCAAAATTAAACTTGAAATTACTCAGATCGAGGAAGACTCCAGAAGACAACAGACGCATAGCCAGATGGGTGACCGGCGAGTTGGTGGATCTGGGACCGACCTTTGTTAAGTTGGGGCAATTGATTAGCACGCGAAATGACATTTTGTCCGCCGAGGTCATTGAAGAATTTTCCAGTCTACAGAACGAAGTCCCTCCTTTCCAAGATGTTTTGAGTGTGGTGGGCGAAGATTACGTGCGCGACACATTTGGGTATTTTGACACCCGACCGATGGCGTCGGCTTCGTTGGGGCAGTGTCACCGAGCCATTGCCAAAGATGGAACCGAGGTGGTCGTTAAGGTGCAGCGACCGGGGATAGAGCAAGGAATCATTGATGACATTGACATAATCAAACAGATCTCAAAGATAGGTTATTTTTTCACCCGTGACTCGAACTATATGGAGTTCATGGACATATTGGACGAGTGGAAGCCCCTGATCCTTGAAGAGATTGACTATGAAAAGGAGGCACAGAGCATGATTGAGTTCAAGGAACTTTTCAAGAACAGCGACTGGGTCAAGGTTCCAGATGTGTTCCCCGAAATATCCTCGAAGCGGGTCTTGGTGATGGCCTACGAGCCTGGTGTAAAAATTGTAAATATTGAGGAGCTGAACAAGTTGAATGCCGACCTCGACCAGATTGCGTTCTTCGTGGTTCGCAGTCAGTTCATGCAGGTTCTGGAAAATGGGTTGTTCCACGCGGACCCTCATCCCGGCAACCTGGCACTGAACCCACAGGGTCAAATTGTATATTACGACTTCGGTCTAATGATGAAGATTGACCCCATGTATAAAAAGAATTTGTATCTACTCCTCGAAGCTGTATATAAAAAGGATCTCGACAAGATCTACACGATGATGATTGAATTGAACATTATCATTCCCACGGGCGATCGTGCGTCGGTGAAGTCATTCATCAAGTTGTTCCTGAATTACGTAGAGTCGGTAGATTTAGATAAATTAGATGTAGAAGAATTGAAGGCCATGGAGGAGGACAGACCGTTCCGTCTTTCGACCATGTGGGTTCTCTTAATCAAGTCCATCTATTCGGTGGAGGGCATTGCCAAAACTCTCTCTGAAGACATTGCCCTTTCGGATGTGCTTGAACCCTATGCCGAGCAGGTACTCGAGGAGAGTGGACTTCTCAATGTGGCATTTTCGGACATTCAACAAACCGCCATGAAAATACCAAGTTCCATACAATCTATCAAAAGCACCGTGGATGCACTGGAGGCGAGCAACATGCGCGTTAGACGGAGCATCACCGACAACGAAAAACTACTGACGAAGAACAGGATTCTTCAACAGAGCATTTTGGTGTTGGTGGTTTCCACGATGTTTGTGGAACAAAATGTGACCTACATATTTCAGACTGTCGCGTTCATTCTTTTTGTATACAGTCAGTTTTAGTTCTCCTCGTCCTCACTGGAGTCCTTGATGAGCTTGGGGCGGGCAAACTTGTCCACCTTGGACTCGAAGAAGAAATCGAGAAAGTCCTTCTCCAGATCCTTGCGCTCGGCGTAGAGATCGGTGGAGCGCTCGAGTTCCTGCGTAATAAACTTGACCGCGTTGCGGCGTCCCTCGACCCTCCGGTCCTTGCGGTTCTGAAGATAAGTCTTGCGCTTGTCGGTGAGCTTTCGCATGCGTCCCTGCATCCCCTCTGGAATCTTAAAAGGTGTCGATGATTCGGCACAGATGGTAATCATTGTTACTGATAATGGAGATTTATTTCTTTAATATTTTTAGTAATCCATGTGTGATAGAACTCACTGGGTGATTCCACAAGAAATGATACAGGTGGATGAAACCCAGGTATTAGGCAAGGGTAAGTACGGCAACGTCTATTTAGGTAATTGGTTAGGAACTCCAGTAGCAATCAAGCATTTTGAAGAGCATCTCCCCTCGGAGATCAAAAGGATAATACAACGTGAATTTAGCACCATGACACGAATTCACCACCCTCACGTGTGTCAGTTGTTGGGATACACAGAAGAACCTTTTCAGATTGTAATGGAATATTTTGTCAATGGAAATCTTCGCGAATACATTGACAGAAACCCCACGACCTTGGCTGAACGAGTTGGTTTCATGGTTGACATTCTTAGAGCACTTGTCTATTTGCACTCGCGCAAACCCGAACAGGTCATTCACAGAGATTTGAAACCTGAAAACCTTCTGGTGTCCAAGAGTGGAAAGGTTAAGATCGCAGACTTTGGGCTAAGTAAAATTTTGGTCAGTGACACTATGTTCTATTCGGATGGATGGCGCGTTGGCACTGGAAAGTACATGGCACCCGAAATGCGTGACATAGAACCCTACAACGAAAAAATTGACATCTATTCACTTGGAATGATAACAAGGGAAATATTCAAAAACATAAATCCTCCTCCAGAGATTTACGAAACGATAAGTCTCATGCTTGAAAACAACTATAAACGTAGGCCTTCTGCCGAGAAACTTTTAGAGTTCTTTTTAGCATATCACAAGAAAGTCCTTAACGAACGTCCAAAAACATCATGTTGTGGCATTTACAAGACTACCTTGTAGATGCGTCTGGTGTCCTTGTCCTCCACGGACAAAATCTTAAATTTATCCGTCTTGACAAGTTTCACGCCCTTATTTGTCACGAAGGATTTCATGCGCTCGACCTCCTTGGCCGGCATCTTCCTAGCGTACTTTAAAACCATGGTCTTCCCACCGATGACAAATGCGGTCTCCATTTATATTAAAAAATAAAATTATCACATAAGTAAAGGGATGAGAATTAGACCCAGAGCCTTTCAGGTGGATCCAGATCACGCCATGAGCACTTTGTCACTCGGCATATCTGTGTATCAGACCTATGAAAACCAGAGGACCCTAAAGTTACTGAAACGGATTCATAGGTATGGTTTTAGACAGGTGTTAAAACAGAGAAAACTTGTCATGCCTCCAACAACCCTGAAAACTCCTCCAAGGAATGGAAATAACGTTTAATGTCCTTTACGAATCGCTTGTCTTTTCTTAGCTTATCCTGATCTTCATTGTTCCAGAGCCACGCGAGGTTGGACTTGGAATATTTAGTGTCCCGCTGATTGGGTGTGGGTTTGCGTGGTCGGATGATGTCTGGTTTTTTCTTTTCGGGTTCAGGTTTTTGTTGACCGATGAATGCCAGTGCCTGCATCACCGTATCGGCAAGGTCGTCCTTCTTTTTATGGTTATTAAAGAAATCAAGCCAACTAGAATTAAGTGAATTCGTCGTGATCCAGTCACGGGCACGTTCGATGGATGTGTTTTTTCGTTTGA